AAAGACAAACGAACATCCTGTTACCATTACTACTTGGCAATCCGTATATAAATTAGAACGTTCATTCTTTGAAGATTATGGTGTAATTATAGGTGATGAGGCTCATTTATTCAAGAGCAAATCACTTATTGAAATTATGACTAAACTTCATCATGCAAAATATAGATTTGGATTTACAGGAACTTTAGATGGAACTCAAACTCACAAATGGGTTCTTGAAGGTTTATTTGGACCATCATATAAAGTTACACGAACTGCAGAATTAATGGAAAAGGGACACGTATCCAAATTAGATATTCGTTGTCTTGTGTTAAAACATACTCCTCAGATTTTTGAGACTTATGAAGATGAAGTTCAATTTATTATATCTCACGAAAAAAGAAATAACTTTATTAAAAACCTTGCTTTAGATTTAAAGGGTAATACTCTTATATTATTTTCTAGAGTCGAGACTCATGGACTTCCTTTGTATGAATTAATTAATAAGAACAAAAAAGAAAATCGTAAAGTATTTTTTGTCCATGGAGGAATTGATACTGAAGAAAGAGAGCAAGTCAGAGAAATAACAGAACGAGAGAATGATGCAATCATCGTAGCTTCTTATGGTGTATTTTCTACTGGAATAAATATTAGAAACCTCCATAATGTTATTTTTGCATCCCCAAGTAAATCCAGAGTTCGCAATCTTCAAAGTATTGGTAGAGTTTTAAGAAAGGGTAAAAATAAAACAAAAGCAATGCTTTATGATATTTCCGATGATTGCACTCACAAAGCAAGAAAAAATTATACTTTAAATCACCTGATAGAAAGAATTAAAATTTATAATGAAGAAAACTTTAACTACGAAATAATTACAATCAATTTAACGCCATGATGGAAGAAGATTTTTATGCAACAATTAAATTAAAGAATGGAGAAGAAATATACGCAAAAGTATCTCCATGCTTTGAAGAAGAAAAAACTTTATTATTAATAACTAATCCGATTACAATATCTGAAGTAAAATCAAGATCTGGAATGTCTGGGTATAAATTAGAATCTTGGTTAAAGACTAGTAAAGAAGATATGTTATTAATTAATATGAATGATGTATTAACTATTAGTGAGTCTAAAGATATTGATATGATTATCATGTATCAAAATTACGTTAGACAATCAAAGGATTACGGTGACGATTATCCTAGTAGAAAAAAGATTAATAGAAAAATGGGATATATCTCTAATGTTAATGATGCTAAAGAGATATTAGAAAAGCTCTATAAAAATAGCTAGATATAATGTTTCAAACCTAACAAAGGTATTTTATCTATATTTTGGATCCTTGTCAAGTTTGTAGATATTTCATATGGATGGTATAATTGATATACATATTAAATTAGGTATTCTTATGATAACTACAAATGCCATGACAAAGAGGAAGAGATCGGTTCATTACGTCAATAACAAAGATTTTTTAGCAGCATTAATTGAGTATAAAAAAGCAATTGCTGATGCTGAAGGTAGAGGTGACCCAAAACCACAAATTACGAATTATCTTGGTGAATGCTTTTTAAAAATTGCAACTCATTTATCATTTAAACCAAATTTTGTCAATTACATCTTTAAGGATGATATGATTAGTGATGGTATTGAAAACTGTGTTCAGTACATCCATAATTTCAATCCAGAAAAATCTCAAAACCCTTTTGCATACTTCACTCAGATTATTCACTACGCATTTCTGAGACGCATTCAGAAAGAAAAGAAGCAACTGGAAATTAAGAATAAGATTCTTGAAAGAACTGGATATGATGAGGTCTTTTTTGACGACAACCATATTGACGGAATGAATTATTCTGACTATAATAGCATCAAGGATAGTATTCACTCTAAAACAAGGTACTGATGCGTGTAGCAATAATTACAGACCAACATTTTGGTGCTCGTAAAAATTCTAAATTATTTCATGATTATTTTTTAAAATTCTATAATGATGTGTTTTTCCCGACGCTGGAACAGTACGGGATTACCACTATCATTGATATGGGAGATACTTTTGATAGTCGTAAAGGTATTGACTTTGCCGCTTTGGCATGGGCAAAAGATAATTACTATGATAAACTAGAGTCTTTGGGGTGTCAGGTTTATACTGTAGTTGGAAATCACACAGCTTATTATAAGAATACCAATCAAGTAAATGCTGTTGATTTATTGTTGAGAGAATATAAAAACGTAAGAGTAATATCAGAAGCAGAACATATTAAAATTGGAGAGCAGAATATTTTGTTTATTCCTTGGATAAACTCTGAGAATGAACAAAAAACATATGAAATAATTGATAAAAGCAATTCCGAGATTGCAATGGGGCACTTAGAATTGAATGGATTTTCTCCATACAAAGGTCATGTGATGACATCTGGGCATGATAGTGAAATATTTAATAAATTTACCAGAGTTTTTTCTGGACACTATCATACTAGGTCTAATAATGGAAAAATATATTATCTCGGTAATCCCTACGAGATATATTTAAACGATTACAATGATACCAGAGGATTTCATTTATTTGATTTGAATTCTTTAGAATTGACTTCAATTAATAATCCATATCGCATGTTCTATTCAGTTTTTTATGAGGACAATGATCCACAACTGTTTGATGCGAGAGAATATGAAAACAAAATAGTAAAGTTAATCATAAGAAAAAAATCTGATCCTAAAAAATTCGACAAATTTTTAGATAAATTATACGCCGCTAATGTTGCAGAAATTAAAATCGTAGAAAGTTTTAGAATAGATGAAGAGATTCAAATAGATGAATTAGAATCTGAAGATACTGTATCTTTACTTAACCGATATGTTGAAGATTCTGATGTAATTTTGGATAAAAATATTATTAAAGGAATTATCCAAAATATATACAAAGAGGCATGTGAGATGATCTAATGTTTATTCTAACAATAGAAGGAAAAGAAGATGAAGGTGCATACTCCGTAGTAAATGAAGATGGAGAACAAATATTGTATCTCTTTGAACAAGAAGACGATGCAGTTAGATTTGCTATGATGCTAGAAGATATGAATTATCCTTCTATGCATGTTATTGAAATTGATGATGATGTTATTATTAAAACATGTGAAATGAATGATTATCAATACGCAATAATTACTGAAAACGATATTGTAATTCCCCCTCAAGAAAATGATCTTATTTGAAAAAATTAAGTATAAAAACTTTTTAAGTACTGGCAATCAATTTACTGAAGTATCTTTTACGGGAAGTCCTACTACTTTAATTATTGGTAATAATGGTGCAGGTAAGAGTACCATGTTGGATGCCCTTACATTTTCTCTATTTGGTAAATCATTTAGAGGAGTAAATAAACCACAACTGGTCAATTCTACTAATGAAAAAGATTGTGTAGTTGAGGTTGAATTCACAATTGGTTCTAATAAATGGAAGGTTATTCGAGGAATTAAACCTGCTATTTTTGAAATTTATAGAAATGATAAACTACTGAATCAAGATTCTGCTTCCACTGATCAGCAAAAATGGTTGGAGCAAAATGTTCTTAAAATGAACTATAAGTCATTCACTCAAATTGTTATTTTGGGTAGTAGTAGTTTTGTTCCTTTTATGCAACTTTCTGCTGCTCATCGCAGAGAAGTCATTGAAGATTTGTTGGATATTAAAATATTTTCATCTATGAATGGTTTAGTGAAAGAAAAAATCCGTTCAGTAAAAGATGAGATTAAAGTTCTTGAATTAAAACGAGAATCTTTTCAAGATAAAGTTGATATGCAAGAGAGTTTTATCGAAGAACTTGAGAATAGAGGAAGGGATAATATAAGCAACAATAATCGGAAAATTTCCGATTTGGATAAGGAAATCGAACAGTATTTGAAGGAAAACGAATCTGTAGAAGAACCTCTTCAAGAACTTATTCGTGAGCAAGATGCTATTGCGGGATATGCAGATAAACTTCGTAAGTTAGGAAACCTTAAAGGAAAAATCTCTCAAAAGGTATCTACAATTACTAAAGAGCATAAGTTTTTTACAGAGAATACGGTATGCCCCACCTGCACACAATCAATTGATGAGGAATTTAGGATAAATAAAATTGATGACGCTCAAAATAAAGCAAAAGAGTTGCAATCTGGTTATAAAGAACTAGAGGAGGCAATTAAAGAGGAAGAGAAACGAGAGTGTCAATTCAATTCTCTATCTAAGGAGATTTCAAATCTAACGAATGGCATTTCTCAAAACAATATTAAGATTAATGGATTGCGAAGACAAATCAAAAATCTTGAATCTGAAATTCAAACTCTTACCGAAAACCTTGCAAATCGAAATTCTGAACATGAAAAGTTAGAAGAATATAAAAATAATTTGAATTCTGTACTGAGTGATTTAGATTCTGTAAAGGAAAAAATTAATTATTACGATTATATCTACAGTCTCTTAAAAGATGGTGGAGTAAAAACTAAAATTATTAAAAAGTATTTGCCTCTTATTAATCAACAAGTCAATCGTTATTTACAAATGATGGACTTCTATATTAATTTCCATTTGGATGAAGAATTTTCTGAATCCATTAGATCTCCGATTCATGAAGATTTTTCATATACTTCATTTAGTGAAGGTGAAAAAATGAGAATTGATTTGGCTCTTCTTTTTACATGGAGAGAAATCGCTAAAATCAAAAATTCTTTGAATTGTAATATTATAATTTTTGACGAAACTTTTGATTCCTCTTTAGATGGATTTGGTACAGATGAGTTTTTAAAGATTATTAGGTATGTAATTAAAGACGCAAATGTATTTGTAATCTCTCATAAAGAAGGTATGCGAGATAAATTTAATAACGTAATTAAATTTGAGAAAATAAAAGGATTTAGTAGGGCAGTTTAAAGAGTGGCACAGGGGTCGTCCAATGGGCGATCTTTTTTTGTATTATACGCACATACGACATAAATCAAATGCCTGTCTCTCACGAAATCAAGTCTCAACTTGCCAAATTGCTTGCCACTGAGGATCTCGTTGTCGAGCATAAAAAAGTTTCTACTGCCTGCTTTAATGTCCACACTCGTGTTCTGACACTTCCTTTGTGGGAAAAAGCAAGCAATCTTGTGTATGACCTTCTGGTGGGTCACGAAGTTGGTCACGCTCTCTTCACTCCTGATGAGGATTGGACTGAGCAAGTAAAGGTTCCTGCTCAATTTGTAAACATCGTAGAAGATGCTCGCATTGAGAAGTTGATGAAGCGTAAGTATGCAGGACTTGCTAAAACTTTCTTCAATGGATACAAAGAATTAAACGAGGAAGATTTCTTCCAGATTGCTGATGATGATATCTCTACTTTTAATCTTGCTGACCGTACCAATCTTTATTTTAAAATTGGTAATTTTGTAAATTTAAAATTCGACTCAGAAGAGCAAGAAATTATTGACATGATTTCTGCTACTGAAACTTTTGCTGATGTTTTAATTGCAGCGGAAGAACTTTACAAATATTGTAAAAAAGAAAAAGAACAAGAACAAAAGATTGCTAACTTTGATTCTCATGAGCAACAAGGAGGTTCTCAATCACCTTCTAATGAAATTATAGAGACTAATAATTCTGATTCTGAACAAGATGGTGATGGTGATAATTCTCAACCAAAAGAGAATGAAGGAACTGGTGGAAATTCTCAAGGTGAACAAACTCCAATCAAATCTTCTGGGGATGATAATGAACCTGAAGTTCGTACTGCTGATTCTCTAGAGGAAAAGATTCGTGATCTTGTTGGGAATGATTCATATGAAAATATGTACGTAGAAGTTCCTCAACTAAATTTGGACAGTGTTATTGGTAAAAATTCTGATGTTCATAAAGATATTGATGCATCTTTTGAACATCAACAAAAAATTCACAATGAGCATTCTCAAATGAGTGGTTATCCCACAATAAATTTATATGAAAATGTTGATCTTGAGTTTAGGAAGTTCAAATCTTCAGCACAGAAAGAAGTCAACTATCTCGTGAAAGAGTTTGAATGTCGCAAGGCAGCAGACCAGTATGCTCGTGCGTCAACTGCTCGCACTGGTGTTCTTGATACTGCTCGACTTCATACCTACAAATATAACGAAGACCTTTTCAAGAAGGTTTCTGTAATTCCTGATGGTAAGAATCATGGACTAGTGTTTGTTCTAGACTGGAGTGGATCTATGTCTGATGTGATGGTTGATACTTGTAAGCAACTATTCAATCTCGTTTGGTTCTGTAAAAAAGTTAATATTCCATTTGAGGTATATGCTTTTACTAACGAGTGGCGTCGAGGGGAGTATGACTATGAAACTGGAAAATATATTGCGGTAGACCGTGCTTCGCATTATGAAAAGAAAGAAAATTTATTGGTTGTGGATGAATCTTTCTCCATGATGAATATTCTTACCAGTAAAGTTTCTGGTAAGCAGATTGAAAAGCAAATGCTGAATATTTGGAGACTTGCTTGTTGTTTTAAAAATACTTATAGGTCTACGTACACTTATCCAAATCGTTTGAGTCTTTCTGGAACTCCTTTGAATGAAGCACTGATTTCTCTTCATCAAATCCTTCCAAAATTCCAAAAGGAAAACAAACTCCAGAAAGTTCAATGTATTGTTTTGACTGATGGTGAGGCAAATCAACTAGTTTGTCATAAAGAAGTGAGGCGACATTGGGAAAAAGAACCATATATGGGAGTTGGACATATTAATGCTATGAGTACTTTTTTGCGAGATCGTAAACTTGGCACTACTTACAAGATTGGATATGGGTATCATGAATTTACTGATGTTTTACTTAATAACTTAAAGGATAAGTTTTCTTCAACAAACTTCATTGGTATTCGTGTCCTTGAGAGTCGTGGTGTTCAAAGATTTATTAGTCTTTATCATCAAATTGGTGATAACGATTATGACAAAATTCAAAATGACTGGAAAAAAGTGAAAAGTTTTACCATTACAAAATCTGGATATAATGCTTATTTTGGAATGTCTTCCGCTGCTCTTTCTCAAGATAGTGAGTTTGATGTTGCAGAATCTGCTACTAAGTCTCAAATCAAATCTGCATTTGTTAAATCTTTGAAGACCAAAAAACTAAATAAAAAAGTTCTTGGTGAATTCATTTCTTTAGTTGCATGAAACAAAAATTTCCACTTGAACATCTAGTCAAATATGACACTAAAGAAGTGTTAGTAATTTGTGATAGTGCAATTACTGCTATGGGTATTCCTGCTATTGTAAAAAAATACTATCCAGGATATACGGGCAAAATTGTGAGTAGAGATTACTTTGAAAAATTTAAGAGCCAGTTGGCGAACTGACCACTGAGAACCTTTCAGAACCAATTTTACCCTTATAATTATTGAGTTGAACAAACACATCGTTATGACACTTTCTTCTGATTACATCCGCACCTCTCTTCAAAATCTTTATGGCAACAACATCACCAGTGCCGATGTTCGTGCTTGGTGTAGTATGAATGATACTAATTACCAAACTGTTACTAATAAAATTTATCAATATAAAACTGGTCATGGTAAATGGAATCTTGAAGTGACTCAACAAAAAGTGGAAGAAATCGAACGTACTTATCAAGCACCCGCAGTGGTTCCTCCTGTAGAGCAAAATCTCATTCCTGATAAAGATGATACCTTCGTCAAGTTTGGTAATTTTAACGATATTAAACGCATTATTCAGTCCAATCTCTTTTATCCTACGTTCATTACGGGTCTTTCGGGTAATGGTAAAACGTTCAGTGTTGAGCAAGCGTGTGCTCAACTTAAGCGTGAATTGATTCGTGTAAACATTACAATTGAAACTGATGAAGACGACCTTATCGGTGGATTCCGCCTTGTTGATGGAAATACCGCTTGGCATAACGGTCCCGTTATTGAGGCACTGGAACGAGGAGCAATCCTTCTCCTTGATGAAATCGACCTTGCATCTAACAAAATCCTGTGTCTTCAATCCATCCTTGAAGGCAAAGGTGTTTTCCTGAAAAAGATTGGTCGCTGGGTAAAACCCGCTGCTGGGTTTAACGTGATTGCCACCGCAAACACCAAGGGTAAAGGTTCTGATGATGGACGTTTCATCGGCACCAACGTGCTCAACGAAGCATTCCTGGAGCGTTTCCCTGTGACCTTCGAGCAGTCCTATCCCGCCCCAGCAACTGAGCAGAAAATCCTTGAGGGGGTCGCTCTGGACCTTGGAGTAGAGGATCGTGACTTCTGCAAGCGTCTGGTGGACTGGGGTGATATCATCCGCAAGACCTTCTACGATGGTGGTATTGAAGAAATCATTAGCACCCGTCGTCTGGTTCATATCATCCGTGCTTACAGCATCTTCCAGGATAAAGCAAAGGCAATCCAAGTTTGTGTCAATCGTTTTGATGACGAAACTAAGCAAGCATTCCTTGAACTTTATGACAAGGTTGATGCTGACTTCCAGATGCCTAAAGAATATGAGCATGTAACTTACGACCTTGACCAACAAACTCAATCCTGATAAAATATAAGGAGGTAAATCTGCCTCCTCTTTTTGTCCTTTTACTATGAAACAAAATGTCTGAAATTCCTGATAAAAATAAAAATTTTACTTCCATTTACGGAGACTTTATCGCAACTGAAGATTCTTATCCTTCGCCCGACACTATTTCTTTTGCTGGATCTAGACTTTACGGTGGAATGAGTGATCAATCATATTGGGAAAGTGATGGGATTAGTCTTACTGGTAATCCTGCTCCCATGGGCGAAGACCGTATCACTTTAAATCCACCAACCCCCAAAGATGAATCGCAAAACAATTTTTGGAAATTTGGTGAAGGTAAAACTCTCAAAGCAGTAGAAGATTACATTATCAGCACTTATAAAGCACATTACGCATCTGATAATTCTAAAGTTCAAGTTCTTGATATTATTGATGCAATTGGTGATGGTGTTCCATTTTGCCGAGATAATCTGATTAAATATTCTTCTCGTTTTGGTAAAAAAGAGGGGATGTCTCGTCTGGATGCACTAAAGATTATTCACTACGGAATTCTTCTTTATCATTTTGCTGGATTTAATAATGAAACTTCGAAATCAAACTATGAAACTTTCTGATAAAACTCTGACACTTCTGAAGAATTTTTCTTCGATTAATCAATCCATTCTGTTTAAACAAGGCAATTCTCTTCGTACAATTTCAGTAATGAAGAACATCTTGGCAGAAGCAACTGTAGAAGAAGAATTTACCAAAGATTTTGGTATCTATGACCTGAATCAATTTTTGAATGGTTTAAATCTTCATCAGAATGCAGAACTTGATTTTCAAAACGATGGTTATGTCGTTATTAAAGAAGGTAAATCGCGTTCCAAGTATTTCTTTGCAGACCCTAATGTAATCATCACTCCTCCAGAAAAAGATATTACACTTCCAAGTGAAGATGTTGCATTTACTCTGGATACAAAAGAACTAGATAAACTCCTTAAAGCTGCTGCAATTTATCAACTTCAAGATTTGTCAGTTATTGGAGAAGCAGGTGTTGTAAAACTAGTTGTTCGTGATAAGAAGAACGATACTTCTAATGACTTCTCTGTGATTGTCGGTGAGACTGAAGATGAGTTCTCCTTTAATTTTAAAGTAGAAAATATCAAGATTCTTCCTGGTAATTATGAAGTTGTTATTTCACGTAAACTTTTGTCACGATTCAAGAATACTGGATTTGATGTGACTTATCATATTGCCTTGGAGCCTGATTCTACTTTTGGTTGATGAACATTTTTGTAACTTCTCCTTGGCCCGCTGAGAGTGCTGTATGTCTTCCCGATAAACACATTGTCAAGATGCCTCTAGAGTGCTGCCAGATGCTCTCTATCGTTGCCTCTGACAAGTGGGGACATGGGTACGGCACTCTTCCTAAGGCAGATGGAACTCCCTACAAGACCGACAAAGGAGCATTCCGCAATCATCCTTGTACCAAGTGGGCAATGGAGAGTATCCATAATGCCTACTGGTTAATCAAATGGGGACTGAACTTGTCTGATGAATACTGCCTGCGGTATAATAAAACTCACTCCTGTTATAAAACTCTTGTGGATGCATACTATTTGTTTCCCAAGGGTAAGATTACAGAAGTGACTCCATTTGCTCGTGCTATGCCTGAGGAATGGAAGTTTGACGACACTATTGATACATTTGAAGCATACAAAAGATACATAGCATCCAAACCTTGGGTTTCTGATAACTATCTTCGTATGCCTGAACGCAAACCTGATTGGGTCTAAATTATGACAAGTGAATTTCTTTTTGTGGAGAAATACCGTCCTCAAGTAATTGATGACTGTATTCTTCCCGATGAAACTAAAAAAACATTTAAGGAGTTTGTAGAGAAGGGTGAGATTCCTAACCTTCTTCTTGCAGGTCCTCCTGGTATTGGTAAAACTACCATTGCAAAAGCATTGTGTAATGAGTTGGGAGCAGATTTTTATGTCATCAACGGATCCGACGAAGGACGTTTCTTGGATACTGTACGGAACCAAGCAAAGAACTTCGCTTCGACCGTCTCACTTACGGGATCTTCTAAACACAAAGTCATCATCATCGATGAGGCGGATAACACAGGCAACGACGTACAACTCCTACTACGGGCGAATATTGAGGCATTTTATAACAACTGCCGATTCATCTTCACCTGTAATTACAAAAATAAAATCATTGAACCCCTTCACTCCCGTTGTGCAGTCATCGACTTCACAATTAAAGGAAAACAAAGAGTTCAACTTGCAGGGAATTTCTTTCAAAGGTTACAATTTATCCTTGATAAGGAAAAGATTGAGTATGATCAAAAGGTCGTTGCGGAACTCGTATCCAAGCACTTTCCCGATTTTCGACGTGTTCTAAACGAAATTCAAAGATATTCTACTAGTGGTAAGATTGACTCTGGTATTCTTGCTTCTTTTTCTGATATATCTGTAAATGAACTTCTTAAAAATCTTAAGGAGAAAAATTTTACTGAAGTTAGAAAGTGGGTAGTTGCTAATTTAGATAATGACCCTAATATCATTCTTCGTAGAGTATATGAGTCATGTTATGATAATCTTTTACCCCAGTCGATACCTGCTGCAGTTCTTATTATTGCTAAGTATCAATATCAAATTGCATTTGTTGCTGACCAGGAGATTAATCTTTTAGCAGCATTAACCGAAATTATGTGTGAATGTGAATTTAAATAGAGAGGAATTTAAAAAATGAATGTAAAACTTATTCGTATGTCATCTGGTGAAGATATTATTTGTGATTTGATTGAGGAGACTGATAATCAAATTACAATTTGTGATCCTATTGTTGCTGTTCCTGCTGGAAATGGTCAGATTGGATTTGCTCCTTGGTCACCTCTAATTAATAAAGATGTAAAAGAACTAACCATTAATAAAAAATTTGTAGTGTATATTACGGAAACTACAGATAGAATGGTGCAAGAATATCAATCTATGTTTAGTAGTATTATTACTCCTAATAAACAACTTCAAATTTAATGAAAAATTTTAAAACACCCCTTCGTTATCCTGGAGGCAAGTCTCGTGCTTGCACCAAAATGGATCCTTACTTCCCAGACCTTCGTAACTATGATGAATTTCGTGAACCATTTATTGGTGGGGGAAGTGTTGCAATTCATATTACCAAAAAATATCCTAATTTAAATATTTGGGTAAATGATTTGTATGAACCTCTTGTTAATTTTTGGCAACAACTTCAAATTTTTGGAACGGATCTAAAAGATAAACTTTTAGAACTTAAATCGCTACACAATAATCCAGATGATGCAAAACAATTATTTTTAGTGAGTAAAAAAAATATTAATGATACGAATCTATCAAATATAGAACGTGCAGTTAGTTTTTATATTATTAATAAGTGTTCTTTTTCTGGTCTTACGGAATCTTCATCCTTTTCAAAACAGGCATCTGAGTCTAACTTCTCTATAAGGGGAATTGAAAAATTACCAGAATATTCCAAATTAATTGAGAGGTGGCGTATAACTAATTACTCCTATGATTATCTAATGGATGGAAACAAGGGTGCTTTTGTGTATCTCGATCCTCCTTATGACATTAAGGATAATCTCTATGGGAACAAAGGATCAATGCATAAAGGATTTGATCACGATAAGTTTGCTACTGATTGCGATTCT